CCTTTAGAGATCACCAATATCTTTCAAGACATACGATGGTTCACACCTAAACTAAAACATGGACACATACTAGCAGTTCCTTTGAACAATTCCGATAAACCACTCTGTGCTTATTTTGTCAAAGAAACAAATAAGCTGCCTGAAGTACTTGCTATTGAAAAGATGATCTAGTATACTATGAGTAAACAACCTATGTTAGACATGTTTAAACGAGTATTGCCAGCGGCCGACAGCCGTAATAAGCAATTTTTGAATTCATTAACAGATGAAGAACGCAAGGGCTTTGCTCCATGGCTGGTCATGCGTTATCTCAGCAGTGCCGAAAGTGCCAATCAGGAGATCATAGAACACTATCTAATCATGACCAATGAACTGGTGAATACCAATTTCAACACTCTTAAACATGATCCTGATCTAGTCTGGAAGCTCATGAGCGTGGTTGGTGTCGGAAAAAGTGTCAAACATCCTTATATTGCTCCTGGTAAAGGACGCAAGAAAAAATCTAATGCATTTAAGAAATTCCTATCTGAGAAATACCCTTACTTAAATGATCAAGAATTGGATCTATGGTACAGTCAATTTGATAAGAAACAGGCCTTGGATTTTTTAGAACAACATCAGGTCAAGGACAAAGATATTCTTGCTGCTGCAAATGACCTATAATTGTAGATACTGCAATCGATCTTTTGCCAAAGAAAAAACTCTAACAGGTCATTCTTGTGAACAAAAGCGTAGAGTATTTGAAAAAGATCAAAAACAAAACCGTATAGCCTATCAGAGTTGGTTGGTATGGCGGCAACGTGCTATGATCAATGCCAAGGCCAATAAAACCTATGAAGATTTTGCTACTAATACTAATTTTGCAGGTTTCATGCGTCTAAGTAAATTCATAATTGATCTTGGCATTGATAGGCCAGACGACTATGTAGAATTTATTACCATGAAGGGTATTGCTATGTCTAAATGGAACAGCGATAGGACCTATGAAGATTTTGTCAAAGAAAGAACCAAAAAAGAAACTGTAGAACGTGCTGTAGAAAGAACTGTATTAAATATGAAAGCATGGGCTGAACGAACCAAACATGAATATACTGAATATTTTGTCAAGGTGTCTGCTGTTGAAGCAGTACAAGATATTCGTATGGGTAGGATAAGTCCTTGGTGTACCTTTGCAACTGATCAGGGCAGTCGACTGATTGATAGGTTAGAACCAGGGCAAGTTGAGGCATTGGTAGACTATCTAGATCCAAGGTCTTGGCGTGCCAAAGTCATGCGACAACGGCAGGATGCTGATTGGGTTCAGCAGGTGTTTAATCAGGCAGAAATAAAATGAATCAATATGAATCTAGACAAGTTCCAGCTCTACTAAAAAGTTCTAAACCAATGGCCATTAAGGAATCCAATGGCATGGCTGAATTTTTAGTAGAAGGACAACGAGTCATTGTACCTACAGCACAGGCCTTTCATAATCTTATGAAAAGAGTAACCGTACTGGAACAAAGACTAGTAGCAGCAGAAAACAAGGCCAATCGTGTACACAGAAAGAGAACCAATGAAAAACAATGATCAGATAGACCAAGTTTATACAACCCTTCTTGATAAGATTGATCTTTTATTAGAGGATCATGATCCTCTAGTGATAGCCGCAGTCATGATGGCACAGAGCATGTCCATATATCGTACTGCACTCAGCGAAGACGATTACAACACCATGATGACATCTATTCTTTCTAAAAGAAGCGAAATTGAACCTTTCAAACCAAGGGGAACTCTGCATTGAGTACAGATGTAGACATTGACTTCGCTGATCGAGAACATGTTCTTAAATTAATTGAACATGTTCCGGCCTATATCTTAGAACAAGATAAGGTTCGCAAACATAACACTGGCGTTTACTTTCATAATGTACCGGTTAATCCCTTCACTGGCTATGCTACCTTAGACTATAAGACGGCTGAGAATCATGGTTGGTTTAAGATAGATCTACTAAATGTAGGCATATATGAAAATTTTTCTAGTAATGATGAAATTGATAGGCTGCTAGCACTGGAACCAAATTGGCAACTGCTTGAGCATAAGGAAATCATAGAACAACTGTTTCATATCCATAATCACAGTGCCACAGTAATTCAGATGAAACCAAAAAGCATAGAACAACTGGCTATGATTTTGGCTATCATAAGGCCTGGAAAGAAACATCTGATAGGTCGACCATGGAAGGAAATCGAAGAGGAGGTATGGCAGAAAAATGATGATGCTTATACATTTAAAAAGAGTCATGCTATTGGCTACGCCATGGCCATTGGCCTGCAAATGAACAAAATGGTCTATGGCTAGAGTTTTTGAACCAGCTGTATCTGTCTGCGTTTGATACGCTTGGTCATGATATTTTGAAGACTCACTGGCTCACCGTGGACTATTTCAAAATCTTTAACATTATAAGTTTTAAGACAGTAACTAAACTGCTTGAATTTTGGTCCTATGAATAGGTTGATAGGCAAGAGACGATTACTCTGCCACCACCATTCCTCCCCGTATTCGAGAAATGTTTGTTTTTCTTCGGTAGAAGTTAACAAGTTATAGATGTAGATGCTAGCCAAAGTTTGACTATAATTTTGCATGATTCCAAGAATTTCTTCTTGCCCTACTCTACATAAACTTAAAAACGGGAATTTTTCTAGAGTTTCATTATGATTGGCCATCGGTGTTATTTATACTGACATCTCCAATTATTTTAAATAAATATAATTATGAGTGATACATTTACAATGTTATACTATCCGCAAAGGACTGTACTAACCTACGCTGGTGAATTCAGTAGGACAAGAAATATGCCATTTAATACCACACGAAAAACTATCTACAAGGGAGTAGACAGTACCCTGGGTTTTGATGTTAAAAATCAAGATCGAAAACCAATCAATCTACTAGGCAAATCTATCTATGTTAATTTTATGAATGTGATTAACGGACAGCTAATCCTACAGCGTAAAGCCAACTTGGTAGAACCAGAAAGTGGTTACTGTGAATTCACAATTTTCAGCAATGATCTTGCTGCTGTTGATCCTGGGTTCTATCAAATCAGTGCAGTCATAACCGACAGTCAAGGAATCAGTCATAGTCTTTTTGCAGATAACAATAGAAAGGCCACCTTGGAGATAGAACTGTTAGATGGTGCCTATCCAAAATTTGTCGCTAGCAGAACAGTAGACTTCTATGCCTTAGGCAGTGATTACCTAAGTCAGGCATTGCCGGGTAATGTAGCCAAAAATGATACAGATACCTTGCATACTCTGCAGATTACCACTAGTAATTATACAGGAACTATCACTGTACTGGGCAGTCTTGAATATGCCAGTACAGGAAACTATTTTGTCATCGCTCTAGAAGATGGTTCTACCAGCTTGTCATTGACAGATTCGTCGGCAACACAGGCTGTAAATTTTGATACCAATGCTCGCTGGATCAAGATCAAGCACAGTCCTGCTCTGACTAATATCGGCACAGTTGACAAAATTCTCTATAGAAACTAAAATAGCAAGGCTATGTCAGCCTTACAAAGTTTATTAAGAAGCCGTGTTCACGGCAAGCCATCGTCCAAAGGTTGGGTCAGTTTTAACTGTCCAATGTGTGTGGTCAATGGACAGAGTAGACCCGACACTAGGAATCGGGGCGGCCTAATCTATGCAGCTGATGGCGGTGTCAGCTATCACTGTTTCAATTGTAATTTTAAGACAGGCTGGATGCCAGGTTGGACACTGGGTTTTAGAATGCGTAAGCTACTAAGGCAGCTGGGTTTTGACGAAGCTGAAATACAACGACTTTACCTAGAACTGCTCAGTCAGGCAGACCTAGAACAGTTGGTCAAAAAAGATCCTGAACTGCAATGGCGACCAGATTGGCCTGAATTTGATCCTGGATTTGAAATGCGGCCACTTAAAGATAAATCTAAGATAGACTATTTGGAATCTCGACAGTTACTGGATCTAGCACCATGGTTAGAAACAGACTATGAATATGGCAGTTTGAATAAACGTGTCATATTACCCTACATACACGAAGATAAATTAATAGGCTATCTTGCAAGATATGTAGGAGAAATGCCGCCGAAAACCAGCAAGTATATACGTAAGGCTCCGGCGGATTTTGTATTTGGTTTGAATCATCATACTGCCAACAGACAGTATGTAATAGTAAGCGAAGGAGAATTTGATGCACTTTTTACCAGTGGCGTTAGTGTAGGCAGCAACAGTATAAGTGAAAGACAGATACAATTGATAGAAGAATTAAATATAGAACCTATAGTAATACCCGACAAGGACGCTGCCAGCAGACAGCTAGTCGAACGTGCAGTAGAATATGGCTGGAGTGTGAGTTTTCCTGATTGGGAAGATTGTAAAGATGTAGCGGATGCTGTACTACGCTATGGTAGATTGTTTACAGTACACAGCATCTTACAGTCAGCTGAACATAGCCCTACTAAAATTAGACTACTAGGAAGAAGATATTGTCAATGAATGAAGAAATTAAAGAATATAGTACAGACCTGCAGAAGTTGTTTTTAGAATTTTTAATCAGTGACAAGGAACTGTTAAGTCGCTGTCAAAATGTTTTGGATCATGGTTACTTTAATCGAAGTCTACAGGAAGCTGCTAAATTCATCAAGGAGTATGCCAATCAGTATAGTGACTGTCCCACACTGGAACAGATTCAAGCTGTTACTGCTACTGAACTAAAAATTATCCCCGGAGGAGTAGACTCGCACAAGGAATGGTTTCTTACAGAATTCGAGCAGTTTGCCAGACACAAAGCCATCGAAAAGGCCATTCTCAAGAGTGCAGATCTATTAGACAAACAGCGTTACGGTGAAGTAGAACGTCTAATCAAAGATGCTACCAGTGTAGGTCTTCCAAAGAGTTTCGGTACAGACTATTATGCTGATCCTATGGAACGCCTAACTAGACTTAAAAACATGAACGGTGGAACCAGCACTGGTTGGAAAAGCATCGATGACAAATTATATGGCGGTTTTAATAGAGGAGAACTTAATATTTTTGCAGGTGGTTCGGGTGCAGGTAAAAGTTTATTTTTACAAAATCTTGCACTGAATTGGAGTCAACTTGGACTTAACGGTGTTTATTTTAGTCTAGAACTCAGCGAAGGGCTGTGCAGTATGCGTATGGATGCCATGCTCATGGGAATCGCTACAAAAGAAATTTATCGTAATATTGAAGATGTGGATCTGCAGATTCGCATGAAAGGCAAGAAAGCAGGCAAGATACAGATAGTGCAGCTCACAGCCGGTGTCACTGTCAATGACATCAAGAGTTGGCTAAAAGAATTTCAGATACAGCACAATAGAAAAATTGATTGGGTTATCATTGATTATCTGGATCTTATGATGCCAGCCAGCCAAAAAATCAGTGTGGCAGATCTTTTTATCAAGGACAAACTGGTCAGTGAAGAACTAAGAGCCATGGCTACTCAGAGCAATTATCTATTCTGTACTGCCAGTCAGCTGAATAGGGGAGCGGTTGAAACTGTAGAATTTGACCATAGCCACATTGCAGGCGGACTCAGTAAGATTCAGACTGCTGACAATGTAATTGGTATTTTTAACAGCATTACCATGCGTGAACGACAGCGTGTACAGATTCAGTTTATGAAAACTCGTAGTTCTAGTGCGGTGGGAACTAAGATAGAGCTACAATTTGATACCACAAGTCTTCGTATCACTGACCTGACTGAAGACAGTGCTGATGTGCCTACCACAGTGGATGTTATGATGGATCGAATTAAACGTCAAAGTACGACTGTGATTGATCCTGATACTGGAGAAATCTTAGATAAAAAAATAGAGCCCAAGGTCACTGTAAGAACCATGGACTCTAATAATAAACTAGCCAGTATACTTAAAAAGGTCTAGACCTTTAACTGTCTCATATCTGGTTGAGCTGTAGCTGGTGCACCAATTTCAGGCGCTGATGCAGGGGCAGTGTCATCGGCTTTGTCTCGAGCTAGATCTGTTTTTAATCTTTGAAAAAGCGCATTATCTTCAGCAACGTAGCTTAGGATAGTTTCTAGTAGTTCTATTAAGGCAGTCATTTGTTGCAGATTTGGTCTACGATTCATGTATAAACTTCTAACGCCTGCTCGCATGGCATTGTAGTGGTCTTCACCTACGGCATCCTTAATTGCTGCAAGTCTAGCCATAGTTCTGGTGAAACTTGCATTGTCAATGTCTTGACCGCCCATATCGACTGCGTCTGGACCTGCTTCTTGGATACTGCGTAGTTTATTTAATACGCTGCCCATATCAAATGATGTGCTTTGAAAAGTCATGATTTACTCCATAGTTAACTTTATTTATCCGGATAAATATTTGACAAGGAATTTATACAGTGCGTAAGCAGACTAGATCAATATTGGAAGAAATTACTAATATAGTGCCAGACAGAGACAAAGAGAGTTTTGTAGAAAACAAAGCTATTAATGTCATCGCAGGTACAAAATATCTCGTAGAGTATATTAGAGATAATTTTCCAGCTGAACAAAGCGATGACCTTTTAAAAAGGTTGTTTAACAGTTTAAAAACAGGAGATGATGCTAAATTTCGCAGAGGAATAAAAGCTATCAAAGAATCAAAACATGGACCAATTTGAAGACAGAGCTGCATGGGACCTAATGGTCGAAAGTCGTCAGTACAGAACCAGTGCAGGTATCGCCAGTTTAGATCTCAGAAGAGTAGCTGATTTTGCCTATTTAGACATGCTCAGTTTGTTTATATTACACAGTGAATATGAAACTGCACCGATTGCTGCAAGATATGCAGACAAGACTATTAGTTATAGAAATTTTAGCAAGGCTCGACTGAGCGGTACAGATCTTTATGTCAGTCTAAATATCATAACAGATCCTACCAGCATATTCAGTACCAAGATCAATCAAAATCCTGAAGCAGATGCTATATTAAGGTCTAGATTGAAACTACATCTACCTACAATCAAGCGTTATCTTGATCTATTAGCTGATGCTAAAATGACATCAGCTGATGCTGCTTCATTACTATTGAGAATGGAAAAGCAGTTAAATATAACAGATAGTAAACTACGAAGTATGAGAAGACTGGTTCAAGAGTGGCCAGCTCTGACAGACATGCAACGTAGCCTAGTTGTAACTAGAATGCTTCAGTATTATAGACATTTTGCCAAACGCAGTGAACTGTCTGTGTTCATTGAAGATCTAGGCAAGACCAAAGGATGGGAGTTGAAAGGACCAATTGATGCTGAACTAGCTAATCTTGGTTACGGAGAACCTGTATCTGGACTAGGAGCTATAGCACCTGCACTGGGTCTAATTGGGGGATATAAGCTGGGTTATCACATGTTTGGACCTAAGAAAGATAAATAAAATTAAGAAACAAAGGTTTCGAAAGACACAAAAAGGAGTCATAAAATGGCAAGAGTAAATGGTGGCGTAAGAGCTGGTGGATTTGGTACAGCTACGCTAAAAATGTTCACAATCACACCTGACAATGATCTAACAGCTGAAGTTGGTCTTCCAAACACAGCCTTAGAAGCAATTGTTCAGACAATTCAAACTAAAGCAACAACATTCCTGATCGGTGCAATTGGCACTACTACTTTCCGTGTTGCCTGCGAGCCAAGCGCATGGACAGCAGCAGATCTGGAAGCAGCTATTCAAGCTCTAGGTACAGTTAATACTCATGACCTAAGCGGTGCTTCAGTTGCTGACTTTGCATTCTAATCAGTAATTCCTGTTTCGGGATGGGAAGCCGCAGTGACGTAAGTCCTGCGGTTTTTCTTTTGGCTACTAAATAATTAAAAGGAGTTTTAACTATGCAAGCAACCGCAAGGACAGGAGAAGTAGTAGGAGGTAACATTGAATATTTTACCTGTTATACACTGATCGATATAACAGACACTGGAGTATATGATCCAGCAGCAGGAACGACCTATGAACAGGCGCAGAATCTAAATGCACTTCTACAGGCAGTCAGTCTAGGCAGTCAGCCTATTCTTACCAGCGTGGAAAAACTAACAGCAGTTGACATGGCTGATTTTGATTTCGGAACAGATTTTACAGGAAATCATAACATATGGATTCTACGCTTTGCCAATGAAAGAGTAGGCAGTATTACTGTAGCCACTCTTGTCAGAGACATTGATGGACTTCCTATCTACGATGATCTAGAAGAAACAGCTACATTTGATTCAAATGTGTTTGAAACTGGTGCCGCAGACCAGAAAAACATCTATTTCATTCGCAACGATAACCTGTAGAATCTGATAAATATTTGATAAAATTTGGCTTACATTTGGCATAACTATGGCTCTCAGTTGTAATATACTTTAATAAAGGAATGGTTATGTCAGACTCGGTATATGATATAGAGAAGCAGAACTTAGAAACTCACGTCACACTGTGTTCAGAGAGGTATAAAAGATTGGAAGATAAATTTACCACCTTGGAAGTTCGCTTAGATAAGCTGAGCCAAGAAGTTCATGAAATGAAGCGCAAGCAGTCTGAAGATATGGATGAGCTCAAGGAACTTATACAGCGTGGTAGCGATAATAGATTTAAAGCCATGGCTGCTGCCAGTGGCACAGTAGTTGCTGCTCTAATCACTGCTCTTGCCTATGTGGCAACGAAAATACCGGTATGATGGAACAGGTTGAAATTATTGGAGAAGATGTAGTAACTGAAGCCAAGAGAGTATGGGCCAAGCGTGGTAAGAAACTCAAAAGAATGGTTCGCTGTACCAGTGGTAAAAAGAAAGGCCGAACTGTAAGCAATGTAGGAGCTTGTAGTCGTGCTATAAATGTAAAGAAAAGATTTTTAATGAAACGCATAAGAAAGCGTTTCAATGCAAAGATAGTAAGAAAAGCTCGAAGAACCAAGATGTTTAATCCTTTGAGCAAGAGATTAAAATCTTTGAATAGGGCAACTAATAGGTAATAATATGGCAGATGACCGCAGTCTCAAAGACGTAATACAGTTTCTAGATCCCAGCGGCAGTATGGATGACGGGGACATAGCTGGTATTAGTAAAGATTTAAAATTTACTGAAATTTTAGATATTATAACCTATGTGGGCAAAGATGATCTAACAGCGGCCAGAGATATACTAGCCAAGTACGATGATAGATTTGCCAGCACTGGTGCAAGTCAGGAACAGCCTCAAGAACAGATTACACAAGAATATAGTTCAGTGCCAACAGCACCCCGGGCCACTGGATTCAAACCTATCAAACCAACTCCTACTATTGCAGGAAAACCAACTAATCCCAATCCCAGTCAACAAGCACAGTCTGGCGAAGAAGAACAGGATCTTAATGCCATGTTGACTGATCCCACAATGAAGAATAAACCCGAAGTTAGACAAATACAGAATCTCCTACAAAGGATGCAGCGTAGATGAAGATACGGGACATTGTATCCGAAGCCTATCGTGGTGGAAGAGGCCATTTAAAAGACTACGGGTCTACCAAGGGAGAAATAGATCCATCGTTGCCTAACGCACGAATAGAACCTAAGCTGAGAAATACAGACACCTACATGCAGATGCGCTACGGTGTGGCAGTGGCAGCAGCCAGTGCTGCTCAAGGTGGCGAACAATTTCAACAAGAAAGCACCTGGGCAGAGAATCTAGGCACCTTGGCTTATACTGATGCTGAAATAGCTATATTAGATGCTGCTGATAAATTAATGGGTGTGAGCAGTGTTAAACTTACTGGTAAAAGCAAAGAGAAATCAGATGTGTCAATGACCAGCCCAGTATTGAAAACAGATTGGAAAAAGTATGAGGATCGGTGAACTAGCTTCAGGACTGCGATATATGGTGACTAATGAGCAGAGAGAAATGTTCAAGATGCTCAGGAACCTGGATGAATTACCAAGACACCAGCTTGATGAAAGACATCAAAGACTAGCCGAAGAAATGACCAAGCTAGGTCTAATAAAAAGAATTTATAATGAAGAAACAGAAACAGTATCGTACAAATTATTTCCTCGACAAACATGATATAGTTAATATAAACAAGAAGATTAACAATTTATTAGAAGATTCAATTCCTAACACTATACTAGTAATGTTAGGACAAGGAGTAGAAACAAAGACAGGAGTTAAATTTTATAATAGATACACATTGATTCCATTGGCTAAAAATAACTACACAGTCTATGACGAGTCAAATAAGTCTTCAGTGTTTGATCATATAGCCTTATTTGACAGTGCAGTGAAAATAATCTATTACCTAAATCAACATGTAAGCACACCCTGTCCAACCTATAAGATAATCTACGACTTGGACCAAGAATATTTTAGATGTTTAGAAGACATTAAATTTTATAAGGAACGAATGGACAAAAGCAAGAATAATCAGGAGCTTTACTCAATTAAGTTATTGGACAAGCATCAAAAACTCAATTATATAAAACAACGATTATCTAAAGTCTATTGATAAATACACAAAAGGATACCTAACATGAATACTTCGGAAATTTTTAATCCAGAACAGCGCAAAAAGCGTGTTATTGAAAACTTCTTGAACAGCCACTATGGTCTAAAATTACAGGCCAAAGGAGACCCAGTTCAAGTTCAAAGTTTGATATCGAAACTGATCACTGAAAACCAACATATTGCCAATGGTGTAGTTAATTATCAGTATGATAATCGCTATGTTAAGAATACCTTGATCATTGAAGCACTTAAAGAAGTTCTAAAAGAAATTGCTCCCATGCGTACTAGTCGTAGAGTCAATGAGCAGAGCGGTGAAGAACTGGCCAAGGCCGAACTGATTCTTGTCGCCAAGAACATGGTAGAAAAACTACAGGGCATGGCTGAAGATGTGGCTCAGATGCAGACAGATGACCTTATGCCATTAGTTGAAAAAATCAAGGTAGAGTTCGGTCAGGATGTTGGTCAACAGTTCAATGACGCAGCAGATGCAGCTTTTAGCACTCTATTAGATGCGGTTAAATCAGGCAAAGACAGTCTTAGTCAAGCACAGGGTATACTGACTGGAGAAGCACCAGCTGGTATGGCTGGGACAATGGGTGCAGAACCTGCACTCGAACCCACTGATGACACAGGTGGTGACGAGTTTGGTCTAGATGATGCTGCCAGTGGCGAAGAAGATCTACCTACAGGCCGCGAGTTAAAATAATGCGTCTATATGAGTTGGTTGATAGTGATCAGCAAGTTCTAGCCTTGATTAGACCTATACTACTACGAGCCAAGGCAGAAGGCGCTGAAACTATCGACATGAATCAGTTGATCAATGACATGGATTCAGAAGATGCTATCACACCTGATGTCATAGTGGATCTTTTTCATCGTCACAGAAAAGACCTAGAAAATATTGTTTCTTCCAGCACATTGGATCAAATTCAATTGGCCAAAGACACGCCTAAGACAATGACAACTCGTTTTGATAAAGATCAACAAAAATTAAAAACAACAGCAATGAAACAAGCCATGGATCAGTTAAAATGAAAAATGTAATGTTAACAGCCACTGAAGCTAGAGCTAAATCACAAAATGATTCAATTATATTTAATGAAATTCGTGATATTGAAGATGCCATATTAACCGCGGTTTATGATGGAGAATATAGTGCTGAAGTCAACGAATCTACAACAATGACAGCAGTTACAGGCACCCCAGAAGTAGTAGCACTAGCTCAGGCCTATTTTAATACATGGCAAGGTACACTAGAAGATAGAGCCAAATTTATTCAAATGGGTAAAATTATAACATATTTTACTGACCTTGGTTACAGTATCGAACGTAGAACCAATTCCACTACCGGCAATACGTTCAAATGGGTAGTAAGTTGGTAGTTTTCCATAGACATTAGCATAGAAATAAAGTATAATAATATCTATGTTATTCAATCCTAAATACAACTATGAAAAATTAAAACGAGTTGAAGCCAATGGCTCTAGACTCTACGAAACTCCTGCGGGCAAGGTAGCCAGTGTGACTACCATACTGGATAAAACTTCAGACAAGACTGCCCTACTGGAATGGCGCAGGCGTGTAGGTGATACAGAAGCCGCAAGGATCAGCAAAGAAGCCAGCGGACTAGGCACACTCATGCACACACATTTAGAAAACTATGTGCTGGGTCATGAACGTCCCAAAGGAAACAACATAGTTCAAGAAATGGCACGTAATATGGCTGATACTATGATCACAGAAGCCTTTTGCGACATTGAAGAAGTATGGGGAATTGAAGCCAGCTTATACTATCCTGGCTTATATGCTGGAACCAGTGACATGATCGGAGTTCACAAAGGCACACCTGCTATCATTGATCATAAAACTAGTAACAAACCAAAACGCCGAGAATGGATCACAGACTATTTTTTACAGACCTGTGCTTATGCTCTAGCACATAATGAAGTACATGGAACTGATATTAGAAAATGTGTGATAAACATTGTTGATAGAGATGCTAATCTACAACCATTCGTTATCGAAGGCACAGAATTTGACCACTACTGTGAAGAATGGACCAAGCGTGTAGATCAATTCTACAAGTAATATATGCAGCATGACACCACTGTTTGGTACGGCACTACTACAGAAAAAATACTGGCTTGGCGTGAACTAAGGCAGCAAGCAGCAGACAAAAGTCTACTAGAAACAATTGAAATGATAAATGCTTGGTGGACTTATACACCTTGGGTTCGAAAAACCATTGATCCCTACGATACATCAACTTGGCCTACTCCTTGGGATATGATTAATCTAGGACAGTTTTGTCGCAGTGCCATTGCACTTGGACAGGCCTATACACTGTGGCTGTGTCGTCCTGATGTAAAAACAGAACTATACCTAGTGAATAATTTCAGTGAAAAAGATATACATCTAATAGCAGTTATCGATGAGAAATTTGTGCTAAATTATATACTTGGTCAGGTTTTAATGCTAGAACAATGCGATTTTGAACTACTGAATACGGTAAACCGCCAAGATCTAAAACATATTAAAATATAACAGAATTATTACATTATGAAGTTAAATAAGTACCTCAACAATAGCAAAGAGTTTCAAAGGAAATCATATATGACGATAGGCAATACTATTATGGTCTATAAAAGAGATGGGTCTCAAGAGCAATTACAAATAGAAAAATGGCAGGCACAGGTAGCAAAAGTATGTCAAGGTATAGCAGATGTAAGCCAAAGCATGATAGAAATCAAAGCTCAACCTCACTTCTATGATGGTATTACCACACGAGAAATCGATGAAATCACACTGAGAGCAGTTGTAGATCTAATTGATATTGAATCTAACCCCGAGCTGGGTCATGTAAATTATCAGTATGTGGCTGGTAAACTAAGAACAAGCATGTTACGCAAAGATGTCTATGGCAGTTACACAGTGCCACATCTCTATGACATCGTGCTAAAAAATGTCGCAGTAGGTCTATACACTCCTGAACTGCTAGAGTGGTATACACCTGAAGATTGGGATCGTATGAATAACATGCTAGAGCATGACAAAGACGAGCAGTATAGCTATGCTGCCATCGAGCAACTAATAGAAAAATACCTGGTACGTAATCGTGCTACAAAAGAAATCTATGAAACGCCACAGGTTCGTTACATGATTGCAGCAGCTACAGTATTTCACAAGGAAGAACCTAACAATGCAAGAATGCGCTACATCAAAGAATACTACAGTGCCGCTAGTGATGGTCTCTTTACTTTGGCTACTCCTGTGCTTGCTGGTTTGGGTACACCCACCAAACAGTTCTCTAGCTGTGTGCTTATTCGCAGTGATGATGACTTGGACAGTATCTTTGCTAGCGGAGAGATGATGGCTAAATATGCCAGCAAGCGAGCTGGTATTGGTTTAGAGATTGGAAGACTTAGACCATTAGGTAGCCCCATTAGAGGTGGGGAAATCATGCACACTGGCATGTTACCATTTTTGAAAAAATGGTTTGGAGACTTGCGTAGTTGTAGTCAAGGAGGTATCCGTAATGCTAGTGCAACTGTATTTTATCCTATTTGGCATTATCAGTTTGATGATCTTATTGTGCTTAAAAATAATCAAGGAACCGAGGAGACAAGGGTCCGACATATGGATTATGGGGTTGTGCTTTCGAGTTTCTTCTGGAGAAGATTCCGAAACAGAGAAGACATAACATTTTTCGATCCTAATGAAGTTCCAGATCTCTATGAAGCATTTTATAAGGATACTGAACTGTTTGAAGCATTATATGTTAAATACGAAAAGCAGCCAGATCTACGCAAGAAGACTATAAGTGCTGAAGAAGTATTTAAGGGAGGCATACTTAAGGAAAGAACTGATACAGGACGTATATACCTTGTGTTCATCGACAATGTCATAAATCAAGGTCCATTCGATAGCCTGCATCATCCCATATACCAAAGTAACTTATGCTGTGAAATCCTATTACCTACACGATCATTTAAGAGACTGGACGACCAAGAAGGCAGAATCGCTCTATGCACCCTGGGGTCAATTAACTGGGGAGCTTTCCGCCATCCTGAAGATATGCGTCGTGCTTGCCGTATACTCCAGCGTAGCCTTTGTAACATTCTTGATTATCAAGACTTTTTAAGCATACAGAGTAAACTGAGCAACGACGAAATACAGCCATTGGGCATTGGTGTAACTAACTTGGCCTACTGGCATGCCAAAAAAGGCATCAAATATGGCACAACCGAAGCCTTATCAGAAGTTAAAAGTTGGATGGAACATCAGGCCTATTACCTAACAGAAGCCACTGTGGAATTGGCCAAAGAGCGCGGAGCCTGCAAAGACAGTCACCTGACCTACTATGGTAAAGGAATCTTTCCATGGGAACGTAGAGCCAAGGGTGTTAATGAACTTGCTAACTTTACTCCAGAACTTGACTGGGAACCTTTACGTGAACAGATGAAACAGTATGGTGTACGTAATGCTACCTTAATGGCCATTGCTCCTGTTGAATCCAGCAGTGTAGTGATTAACAGTACTAATGGTATTGAAATGCCAATGAGTCTTATCAGTACTAAAGAATCAAAAGCCGGATCATTTACACAGGTAGTTCCTGAATATCAAAAACTTAAAAACAAGTATCAACAGATGTGGGAACAGACTGATTGTCAAGGTTACATTAAGACCGCAGCAGTCTTAGCAGCATATGTGGATCAGAGTATTAGCACTAATACATTTTATAATCCTGCTCACTTTTCTGATAGAAAAGTTCCTACTACACTGATTGCCAAGAACCTCATGCTGGCACATCATTGGGGAATTAAGACTTTTTACTATAGCTTGATCAATAAGGCAGGAAGTCGTGCAACCAATGAAGAACAACCTGCTAACATTATTAGTTTAAATTTTAACCAAAAAATCGTCGAAGACGAAGACTGTGAAGCCTGCAAACTTTAATAAGGAAAAATTATGTTTAACAAAATCTTAGATGGTGTCGACCGCGCATTGGCCTATAAATTAATGGCCATGCATATTGTAATTATTGCTATCAGTAATTACATTGTTCAGTTTAAATTTGATTTCTTTGGCAGCCCTATAGCCTGGGCAGCATTTACTTTCCCTCTTGTAGTAGTTCTTACTGACCTAACTGTGAGATTATTAGGCAAACAAACTGGGCGTGCTGTGATTGCCCTGGCTTTTATTCCTGCTGTCATAGTCAGTATGCTAGTGGTCAAACTAGGCGGTGCTCCTGACAGTGTGGCATTTAGAATTGGTCTTGGTTCAGGAGTTGCTTATTTTATCAGCAATCTACTTGACGTCTATGTGTTTCAATACTTTAGAGAACGATATCAGACATGGTGGATTGCTCCTACTCTGAGCAGTGTGGTAAGTACATTCTTAGATACCTATGTATTCTTTTTTACAGCCTTTGCCTACGGCGCCAACGAATTTATGGCAGCTAATTGGCACATTGTTGCTACAAATAATTCTATCAGTAAGATACTGATTAGCCTACTGGTAATTCTGCCAGCCTATGGTCTATTACTAAATTGGCTACAGAAGAAACTAGAAAATGAGCCAACAACTGCATAAGATGATTATTAAGGCCTGTACACTATGACAGAATTATCACTATCTAATTATTCTAATATTCCAACCATTCCTTTCGATCAGATTCGTGATCTGTTGCATGACACTGAACATAATGTTTCTAGAGAAGATTGGACTGTGCTTCGCTTTGATAATCCTTTTGTAGACAGGCCTTTAGAATTTATAAAGCAACTGGACGATCTTAGTAAAATTTTAAAGTTTCGAACCAAAGATAGTGAAAATTACGGAGAAAAATACAAGGCGATTAGCATACAGAAAGACTATGTAAAATCACAAGTCAAAGAAGCTGACTACGACAGTGTTGATGCTAATAGTTTTGCACAAAATCTCGATGCCGTTAATTCAAAACCATTATATTTTACTCCATGGGGATTTACCTACGATTCGGACTGGTTTGAAAAGTGGGATCGAAATCAGGTTTCTGAAAGCATAGACCTCATTAGCTGGGTCGATCGTCCTGACCTAAAACTTATATACGAAAAAAAACAAAAAAAACATAAAAGTACCAGCTATCTTGTTCTCAATGATTGGGCCGAAACCTTTCGTCCTATACTGGGCAAATTCTATGATCATAATCTTTTGCTTTATTATGGAAGATACTTATTGGTTGATGAAAAAATGATCAGTAAAACGCACATAGACAGTGACATAAGAATTCATATTCCAATTTATACTAATGATCAATGTGCTACAGAATTTTTCAGCCCTAAAACTGGAGAATCTCTAGGTACTTTTCATATGCCAGCAGATGGTTCATTTTATCTATTCAATGGTCATATCCGACATACTTTTTACAACCAAGGTATCAAACCGAGACTACATGTTGTCTTTTTAATAACCAGCATACTACGGCCTCGCTGGAGAAACTTATTTACTGATTTTCAAGACTGCATGACAAAAGTAAGACAAGCTAATAAACTAGGAAAATAATATGACTATAGCACAATATGATTTAACAAAAAGCACAAATTATACAAACCGTAAGATGTTTTTAGATCCTGCTGGTCCGGTTACCATTCAGAGATTTGAAGAAGTCAAGTATAATAAGATCGCAGAATTTGAAAAAACTGCTCGTGGTTTCTTTTGGGTTCCGGAAGAAGTCAGCCTAGTCAAAGACAGTCAGGATTTTAAAGATGCCAGCGATGCAGTCAAACATATCTTTACCAGCAATCTACTCAGACAAACTGCACTAGATAGTCTACAAGGCCGTGGACCCAGTCAAATATTCACACCTGTTATCAGTTTGCCAGAACTAGAAGCTTTGGTATTTAATTGGACATTCTTTGAAACTAACATTCATAGTCGTAGCTATAGTCATATCATACGTAACATCTATAATGTGCCTAAAGATGTATTCAATACCATCCATGACACAAAAGAAATTGTTGACATGGCCAGTAGCATAGGCGAATATTACGATAGGTTGCATGAGATCAATTGCGGCAAAGAATTAGGCATGGAGCAAACACTTGAAATAACAGAACAAGATCATATAGAGGCAAT